CACCATGTCGGCGCTGCTTAACCAAACATCCACAGGAATTGTAATACTTAGCGATAGCGCCGAGCTTAGTGCCATATCGTCCGCTCTATTTGTCGGTGTTGGGATTCTTGCTGGGGTTTCCACGGTATCGTCTAACTTTACTCAAACCAGCACTGCTAGTCCTATTTTTTCCGGAGTTTCCACACAGGACTTTAACGCAACACAGACGAGTCAAGGCACTCGTATCCGCCTCGCCGACGCAGATCTTTCCGCGCTCTTCGAGCAAACCAGCGCGGGCACCCGAATACAAATAGCCTCGTCTGACCAAGAGTTTGCATTCACACAAGACACTCTTGGTGGGCTGCTGCTAACTGGGACTTCAGATATCGCGTTCTTGGTGGTACAATCCACAAACGGTGAATTAAAGTTTGTGGAGATAAACGCCGGGGAGACGGTTGAAACGTGGTCCGAGATCACGCATAGCGGCGACACTTGGACAGAAATTAACGCAGGCACTAACGCGGAAACGTGGACAGAAACGGTAAACTAAATGGCATCCACCTACACAGCTAACAGTGGTATCGAGAAGCCCGGATCCGGCGAACAGTCAGGTACTTGGGGCACGACCACCAACACAAATTTTGACATTATCGACCGCGTCCTAAGCGGCGTCGGTGCGATTACACTGTCTGGGACAACTCACACGCTGAGTAGTAGTGACGGCGCTATGGCAGACGGTCACTACAAGGTTCTTGTGCTTGGCGGCTCCCCATCCGGCACTAACACGATTACAATCAGCCCGAATGATCAAGACAAGGTTTATCTTGTCCACAACAACACAAGTCAGTCGGCGATATTTACACAAGGATCAGGCGGCAACGCTACTATCGTTGCTGGTGCTTTTGCTTGGATTTTTGCTGACGGCGCAGGTTCCGGTGCGAAAGTTACAAAGATGACGGTAGACACCGCGTCCATTGAAGACTCGGCGGTTACCACAGCCAAGATCGCAGATAACGCAGTCACCGCCGCAAAGCTGGCAGACACAGCCGTATTTGCATCTGGCACTAAGATGCTGTTTCAGCAAACAGCCGCGCCTACTGGCTGGACAAAAGACACTAGCCATAACGACAAGGCGTTGCGTATTACTAGCGGCACCGTAGGAACGGGTGGCTCTGTGGCGTTTGAGACGGCTTTTGCCAGTCAAAGTGTAGCTGGCTCAATCTCAAACAGTGTTTCTGGTTCGACAGCGTCACACACGCTCCTTCTCTCTGAGATACCGGCGCACAATCACACAGGCGTCGTGCAACAGAGGGAAGACTTCAACCCGACCACTGGAACCACCACCCAGACACCTCTCGGCTTTGGCGACACAAGAGGCGGCAGTCGCGCATCGGCATCTCCCCTCACTATCGACAATGCTGGTGGAGGCGGAGGCCACTCTCACGGCGCGGGGACTCTTGCTGTGACCTCGACGTTTACTGGCACCGCCATCGATCTTGATGTCAATTACGTTGATGTGATCATTGCCGCGAAAGATTAAGCATGAAGTTGGAAGTTAAGCAGAACTGCCCACTGAATGATTTCAACCCGTGCAAGCAGTTTGATTGTTCGTGGTTTATGAAGATATCCGGGACAAACCCAAATGATGGTCAGCCTACAGAAGAGTGGGGTTGCGCTATGGCGTGGCTTCCGGTTCTCCTTATAGAAAACGCGCAACAGTCTCGTCAGACAGGGGCAGCGGTAGAGTCGTTTAGGAATGAAATGGTAGAAGCCAACAAGGTTAGCCAAGCTATTGCTGCCATTACTTCGGGGGCCGCTAAAAAATTAACAGAGGCGTAATATGCCACTTACAAAGTTACAGTTCAGGCCCGGTGTAAATCAGGAGATTACCTCGTATTCCAACGAGGGTGGATGGCGCGACTGCGACAAGATTCGCTTCCGCTTCGGCTACCCAGAGAAGCTGGGGGGCTGGGAAAAATACACCAGCACCACCTATCTTGGTTCCGCCCGTGCGCTGCACAACTGGATTGCTCTCGACGGCTCGAACTACCTCGGTATTGGCACACATCTGAAATACTATATAGAAGAAGGTCAGGGTCTGAACGATATCACCCCTGTCCGGGCCACGACCAGCGCTGGTGATGTGACGTTTGCGGCGACCAACGGCAGCACCACAATCACTGTCAGCGATACCGCGCATGGTGCGTTTGAGAACGATTCTGTTACCTTTTCCGGTGCAGTATCTCTTGGCGGTGTTATTACCGCAGATGTTCTGAATAAAGAGTATCAGGTTGCGCGCGTTGTCGATGCGGACAGCTACGAGATTACCAGCGCAGTTGCAGCCAACTCCTCCGATACTGGCAATGGCGGCAGTAGCACCGTCGGCACTTATCAAATCAATGTTGGTCTTGATACATCTGTTGGCGGAACAGGTTGGGGTGCAGGTACATATGGGCGTGACGGTTGGGGCGATGCAACATCTAACGGCCTTACCACAACCAACCAGATTCGTCTGTGGTCGCATGACAACTTCGGTGAAGATCTGATCATTAACGCTCGTGACTCGAACATTTACTACTGGGATAAGACAAACAACCTGTCTACCGCAGCGGTTGAGTTGTCTACTCGTACTGGCACAAAGACCAGCGTCCCGCAAATCGCTAAACAGGTGCTAGTATCGGATCAGGACCGCCACGTTATTGCATTTGGCTGTGATGGGTTGAACGCCAGTTCCTCCGCCAACCAAGGCAACGGCACACAAGACCCGCTACTTATTCGTTTCTCCGACCAGGAAAATCCACTTGTCTGGTATCCAGCGGCCACTAATACAGCGGGCGATCTGAAACTGGGTGCTGGCTCGACCTTCATGCAGGCAGTAGAAACCAAGCGTGAAATTTTGGTGTGGACAGATACCGCTTTAAACACCATGCGGTTTATTGGTCCGCCATTCACCTTTGGCTTGCAACAGCTTGCCTCGAACATCACGATCATGAGTCCCAACGCTGCCGTCGCAACCGAGGACGTTGTGTTTTGGATGGGTATCGACAACTTCTATGTCTATGCCGGTCAGACGCAGCAGCTTCCTTGTACGGTAAAGGACAAGGTCTTCCTCGACTTTAACTTCGAGCAGGCTGACAAGGTTGTCTCTGGTATCAACTCCGAGTTCTCGGAGGTATTCTGGTTCTACCCGTCTGCATCCAGCGCAGAAAATAATCGTTATGTGGTGTACAATTACGGTGAGAAGGTTTGGTACTTCGGCAATCTTACTCGCACCGCATGGATCGACCGTGGTGTGCGGACCTACCCGATTGCTGCTGGATCTTCGTATCTCTATAACCACGAGTTCGGCTACGACGATGACGGCTCTGCGATGAACTCCTTCATCGAGTCCGCAGCGATTGACATTGGCGATGGCGACCAGTTCACGTATATTAGGCGCGTGATTCCGGACCTGACGTTCAATGGGTCAACGAATCTCAGCAGCCCGCAAGCCACGTTTACGGTCAAAGCTAGAAACTTTCCGGGCGCAAGTTTCGACAACACAGCATCCGGTGACGCGATCCGCACGGCAAGCTCTCCGGTTGAGACGTTTACAAACCAGTTGCACCTTCGTGCTCGTGGTCGTTCCTTCGCATTGCGAGTCGAGTCCGAGGCACTGGGTGCAAAGTGGAAACTGGGCAGTCCGCGCATTGACCTGCGGCCAGACGGGAGGCGCTAGTGTCATCGAATCAGATAGCACCGCCAAGGCTACCCGAACCACCGTTCGAGTACACGCAGCAGTATATGGCTGACCTGACCCGTGCGCTGGAACTGTTTATCTCGCAGGAGCGCAACCCCGGCGAGTTACGCGGCACGAAGATTACGCTGACTGACCTGCCGACGAGTGCGTCTGGACTAGAAACTGGTGCTCTGTATAATGATAGCGGCACTGTAAAAGTGGTGACCTGATGGGACTGTTTCGAAATATTACAAAAAGCATCGGCAAGATTGCCCCCATTGCCATTCCGGCAATGATTGGCTTTGGGTTCGGTGGTGGCTCAATGGCCGGCATCGGCAGTTTCTTCAGCAACATGTCCACCGCGCAGAAGCTGGGTCTTGGTGTCGGCGCATTGGCTTTGGCAGGGGGTTTGGGACAGCGGCAGGAATACAGTTTCGAGGAACGCCCTGAACCTGTGGGCAAGGACTTTGCGATTACGTCTCGTATGCGGGACGGCAGGATCGTACAGTTGAATGACCCGGAAGACCTCGCAGACTACCGCCGTGAGATTCAGGGTGGTATCGCTACCATGATGCATGGTGGGGAGGTCAACGGACCAGGGACCGGCACATCTGATTCCGTGCCTGCCCGCCTGTCCGACGGTGAGTTCGTAATGACAGCAGCGGCTGTCCGTGGAGCCGGTGGCGGAGATAGGGATATCGGCGCCGCCAGAATGTATGATATGATGGCCGAACTGGAGGCCCAAGCGTAATGGCTGTAGCATCTCAACAAGTGACGACGAGACTGCCCGAGTTTCAGGAGCAGTATATTGCCGATCTTCTAACCTCGGCGCAGAACCTGTTCAAACCCGTGTCGGAAGGCGGCAAGGGTTTGTCCATGCCGTTTGTTCAGCAGCAGCTTGCTGGACTATCGGAAGGACAACAGAAGGCAATCGCAAATGCACTTGGTGGTGTTGGTTCATTCCAGCCGTTTCTTACAGAGTCGAAAGAGGCTCTGACTTCTGGTCTGGGTCAAGCGCAAGCACTTGCTGCTGGCGCGGGCATGGACCCGAACGCATACAAAGAATACATGGACCCGTACCTCGATGACGTGGTCCAGCGGGCACAAGACGACATCGGTCGTCAAGGTCAGATACAACAACAGCAGGCGTCAGCGCAGGCAGTTGGTTCCGGCGCGTTTGGCGGCAGCAGGCAGGCAGTGCTGCAAGGTGAGATTGGCCGCAACACTCTCGAGCAGCAGGCTCGTACAGGTGAGCGTCTCCGCAGCGCCGGGTTCTCGCAGGCATCCAAACTGGCGCAAGACGCAGCAACGCAGCAACTTCGTCAGGCACAGCTTACAGGTGGACTGGGGCAAACATTGGCAGGCGGCATCGCGCAGCTTGGTATGCAAGGCCAGCAGATGGGCACACAGGATATCAACACACTGCTTGGTATTGGTGGCCTGCAACAGCAGCAAGATCAGCAGGCTTTGAATGTTGCACAGGCAAACGCGCTGGCCCAACAGCAGCTTCCATTCCAGCAGCTTGGCTTCTTGGGCGACATCTTCCGTGGTGTCCCGGCGCTGCAACAACAAACTACCCAGACCTACACACCTCCGCCAAGCATGTTGTCTCAGGGCATCGGCCTACTTGGTGCAGGCTTGTACGGCGGGTTCTTCAATTAGTAGGACAGTAGCAGATGATGCGTAATCCTCTTGATCGTCGGATGTTCATGAACCCGCAGCAACGTCGCGGTATGGCGCGGATGCCACAAGGGATCTTGGCCTCCGGTCCACGGATCATGCAGGCTGCTGCGGGACAAGAACCTGTGCGAATGGCGCATGGTGGTTATCATGGTCCGGCAACTGGGCTGGGCATGTCCGGGTTTACAGACTTCTTAAATCAATATGTACTTGGACCACGGACACAAATTGGCGGCTCACCGTCCACGGACGAATCCGTTGGTGCTCTGAATCCTGCACCGGGTCCAGACACAGGAAGCTCGTCAAGTGCGGTGCCTCCGGTTGTCCCGACCGGAGACATGCCGGGTGCAGAGGACATACCCTCTGATCAACCGGGTGATGTAAACTTTGGACCCGAGAGTGGTGCGGGAGACGCAACCACCTCTGTGGCACCCGATGCAAGTCTAACGGAACAGTTTGATGACCTGGTTGAGTCGAGACCACCTACTCCTCCAAAACAAGAAGGTCCAAAAACCGTCTTCGACGAACTGAAGCAGATACTGGAGACCACCACTCCCGAGGGCAAGAAGAAGAAGACAAGCGAGTATGTGGGTGAGGCGAAGAAGCTGCTGGAAGAGTACGGCATCGAGGCGCCCGATCTGAAGAGCCGCCGTGATCTTCGTATCATGGAGTTCTTCTTGAACATGGCTGCCGGTCAGTCACCTTATGCGTTGACCAACATCGGAACGGCAGCAAAAGAAGCCTTCCGTGGCTACGGTGATGACGTTCGCGAGGTAGAAGCTGCCGAGCAGAAACTCAAGCTGGCGAGTCTTGAGATGGGCATGGCCCAAGAGGCACGGGACGAAGCTGCCGCGCAGGCACTGCTCCTCAAGAAGTACGACATCGCCGCTGACCTGTTCGAGAAGATCAACGACATACCGGACAAGTCACAGCAGATCAAGGTACTCATGGAAAGCTACGGCGTATCGCAAGAAGACGCGATCAAAATGGTGTATCCCGGCAAAACTGTCACGCCGCAGGGTTATGAAATCCGCCGCGATGATCTTATAGCTCAAGGCCACAGCCCTGCGTTTGCTACCTACATGTCGCTAGGTGGAGCCTCGCTGCTGACCCAGATAGGCGAAGGGGGGCTGATTGTAGACAGCGTCATTCGTGCGATTGGGGAAGACAACATGACGCAAAAAGACAGGGACTTTTTGCAGCCGGATGAAGCACCGTACCGCGCTGGTGGCGGGTAACCGCTGATGGCGGATCAAGAGATAATATATCGAGGCAGGCGTATCATCTATGATGATACTAAGATGACGGCTGACGAAGCACGTGCCGACTATGACGAATATCTTGCGTCTCAACCGGAGCAAAAGCTCGTCGCCCGTGACCGCATTGTTGATCCGTCTGTAGAATCAGAAGGCACCCTGCAAGAGTTTGCCGAAGGTCTGGGATCTGGTGTCACCAAGGCGGTGCAAGGTGTCGCCGAACTCGGGGGCATCGCCATTGACTCCGTGTTCGATACCAACACAACCCGTGCTATCAGCCAAGCTGGAGACGATGTCCGCGAAGCTCTCGGACTCGACCCTGTTGGTGTCGCTGGCACTATCGGCGATGTAACAGGGCAGTTCTTGCTGCCGGGCGGTGTGGGTGTCGCCGCAGTCTCTAAGATTTCCAAGCTCGGCAAGCTCGAGAAAGCTATCCGTCAGCAGGGTCGTGGCCGTGTTGCTGCCGCTGGACCAATGCCGGCACGTTTGACAACGGGACAAACAGCCAAGCTGCGGGCACAGCAAGCCGGAGCCGCGCTGCTTGTAGACGCAGCCGTCGCCGACGACGGTGTCACCACCATCGGGGATTTCGTTGAAGGTGGGCCGACGATGACCGAAAAGGATGTCGGTCTCAGCGGCAGGCTCGAAGCTGGCCGCAGGTTTCGCAACAAGATCCGACTCGGCGCAGAGGCCGGAGCACTGGCAGCAGCATTTCCCTACCTACTCAGCACAACAGCACTGGTAGCCAAGCCCGGACTGATGTTGACCGGCGAGGTTCTGGCCCCGGTAGCATCAGGGACTCGTGGTGCACTGCAAAAGATTGCCGAAGCAACAGGCAACAGCGCGACAGCACAGTACATTGGTAACATGACGGTGCCTCGTGCAATCACCCGTCGTGCGGCCACGGACCCGGATACAACGATTTCGGATGTGTATGAGGGGGTCAAAGCGCGTCTTCGCTTCCGTGGTAACCTTACGACCGAGGCTGCTGAACGCCGGTCCGCGATCCAGGGTTTCATCGACTCGCAGGCCAACAACGCAGCGTACACAATCCGGCAGCTTGAGAAAGAGACAAACAAGATCTTCAAGGGTGCGGACACTGTGAACCTGCAAGGGTTCGGAGAACTTAGCCGCGTCGAAGTTATGAACTCGATCTACGGGTTCCTCACCAAGGATGCGAACTTCTTGAACAGCGCCGAGGTTCGCAGGGCCGCAATCCGGAGGGCAGCACGTACAGGTGAAGCCTTCGATCCGAACAACGCCGAGCACCTGATCGAAGCTATCCCGGAGTTTGCCCGTGCATCTGTCCTGAAAATGCGCCAGCAGATCGACGACCTGTCCGCTCGTATTGTCAACAGTGACTACGGCACACAGAACGTATCGCAGTTGGTGCGGGACGAGATCACAGAAAACTTTGGCAAGTATCTTCGCCGCAAGTATCGCGTGTTCGACGACCCGGATGCGTACTTCCGTTCGGACGAGTACGTGCAAAACCGCCGTGAGGTTATCGCGTTCCTGCGCGAAAACCCCAACACTGCACGAAACCTGTACAACAAGATTGTCAGCGAAGCGGATCTTGGTAACCAGCTTGCCGCCGACGCACCTGTTACGCAGCGCGTGATCAACGATGTGGTTGACACCTTCGTAAATCGCTACCGCACTCGTGTTGGCTTCCTTGACAACAGCGAGACGTTGTCCCGGACTGCGAAGCAGAAGATGAGCCGAGACATGTTCCGTCAGCGCCGCCTCGAGGAGGACGTGCTGAAGAAGCTGCTCGGTGAGGTCACCGATCCTGTCGAAGCCTACGTTCGGACGGTGGGCGATCTTGCAGAAACTGTGGCACTTGATGACTTCTACGGATTCCTGCGGCAGGGCCGAGGACGATTTGCTACTCGCCAATATCAAACTGTTCGTGTTGGTGGTGACGACATCATTGACGGTAACGTGTATGAAAGTCTGTCTCTCGCTGATAGAGCAAACTATGTCGAGCTTGTGGACAGCGGATTCGGTTCGTTGACTTCGGCAGGCAGAGAAGCCCCGAACGAAATGCGAACTTTCGCCCGCAAACCGGTGTACAACGACCTTACTCGAAACACAAAACAGTTCAGCCCGCTGTCGAACATGGCGATGAGTGCCTTCCTGCTTGGCAAGGGTTTCACTCAAAAGGTCAAGACTGTTTACAGCCCCATGACGCAGATTCGTAACGTCACCTCGGCTGCGCTTTTCGCTGCGGCGCAGGGTAACGTGGGCCGGGGTGCAAATGTGTTCGAGTCCGTTTCGCTTGTTCTGGAGAACATCCGCAAGTCTTCGCCCGAGGATCGGGCAGCATTCTTCCGGGAGTTGCAGGAGCTTGGCGTCGTGGGTACGCAAGCGCAGCTTCGCGAACTTGAAAGAACCATTGAGGATGGCCTGTCTCGCCTGTCCACCGACGAGGTCGATCAGTTCGGCGTCAACCTTGGACAGAAAAAGTCACGAGGCCGCGCCGGTCAGTTCTTGGGGTCTATCGATAAACGCGCCAGGGATCTGTACCAAGGTGGTGACGACATCTGGAAAATCTACAACTTCGACTTCGAGCGCAGCAAGCTGGTCAATGCGTTTGGTGGAGACGTTGCTGCCGCAGAAGACTTCGCTCGGGCACAGGGTGCGAAGAGTCTGAACGCATACGCCGCCGACATTGTGAAGAACACCGTGCCGAACTACGAGCGGGTGCCGCAGTTCATTGAAGGGTTGCGCCGCCTGCCAGTTGGTAACTTCATCGCGTTCCCTGCCGAGATTGTTCGCACGTCCTTTAACACCCTGAATCGTGCCATCGACGAAGTACAGATGGGTGCGCGGATGATTCAAGAGGGTCGGGCTGCGGGCAATCAAGCACTGGTGCAGCAAGGTCGCAGTATGCGGGACATCGGTAAGCGGCGCCTCAACGGATTCGCAGCAACCACGATGGTGGCCGGCCCGGCTGTACAGGAAACAGCACTGTATCTGAACGACTTGTCACGAGACACGCTTGACGCACTGCGCGAGATCGCACCTCCGTGGAGCAAGAACAGTACGCTTGTCCCAACCTCCGTGGACAAGGACGGCAACATCACAGGTTACGTGGACTACAGCTTCACCAACCCGTACGACTATCTGCGCCGCCCGGTCATGGGCGTGATCAATGCGATCAATGACGGCAAGGAGCTTGACCTCGATGCCAGCAGCATCACGCTGAACGCGATGGGGCAGTTCCTGTCAGAGGTTGCTTCGCCCTTCGCCGAAGAGTCGATCATCTTCGAGCGCCTGCTCGATGTCACAGCACGTGGCGGTGTCACCAAGACAGGTAACAAGGTATGGAACCCAGAGGATACTCCGGGTGAGGTGGGCGCCAAGTCCATGACCCATATCTTCGAGGCGTTCCAGCCGACGATCATCACCGACTTCACTAGCATCGCACAGGTTTCGCCAACCACGGGTGACGTTGAGTTCTTCGTGCCGGGGCGTCTTGGGGCCGCGCTGCTTGGGCCGGAAGGTCTCGATAAGCGAGGCAATGTTCGCCAGCTTGAGGAAGAGATTCTTCGCTACTTGACCGGTATCGGCGAACAGAAGGTTACCCCGGAGTCGTCGTTCCGTTATCGCACATACGCGCACAACGAATCTGCCGTGCAGGCGCAGAGAAACTTCAACCGTCAGCTTCGTGCGTTTGGTCGTACCGTCGAGGATCCATCCGTCATCGTCGAAAACTATCGGCAGGAAAACGAGCGTAAGTTCAAGGTGTACAATCGTGGCTTCAAGTTGATTCAGAACATGAAGAAGCTCGGCATGGACGAGAGGGAGATCCGTCGGGCTGCGAAAGAGTTTGGCTTCTCTGGGTACAAAAAGATTCTTGCTGGCCGCTTCGAGCCGGTGAACATCGACAGCGATATCATGAACGACATCACTGCGTTCTACCGTAGCGTAGGTCGTCCGTTTGACCGTCGAGGGTTGCAGCGTGAGTTGAACCTGATCCGGCGTGACTATCTGCGTAGGCCGCTGACTGCGGAAGGCGTGGACGAGCGCAAGCGTCCAGTGTTCCGGATTGAAATGCCCGCACAAGAAACACAAACCCCCACGGCGACGACTCCTCCAACGGCGCCCGTGGACACGGGAGCCGTCAGTAATCTCCCCTCGGCGGCTCCCGTACAACCCATGACGAATCAAACCGCTCAGTCCACGATCCAGGATCCACGGACCAGGGAGTTGTTTGAAAGATTACGAGGTACTGGATAATGTTTCGTTGGCTGCTACACTTACTACGTGCACGACACACGGGCGACATGAGTCAGCACCGTCTTCATACCACCCGGTATGAAGATCTTTGCATGTAGGAGGTAACCATGAACCTAGAACAGCTTCAACACGAGCTTGCCATCGACGAAGGATGCAAGCTCGAGATCTATCTCGACCATCTCGGATACAAAACCGTGGGTATCGGCCACCTTATTACCGAAGATGACGAACTTTACGGCTTCGAAGTGGGCACTACGGTCTCTCAGGAGCACGTCGATGAACTATTCCACGAGGACATCCAACGAACTGTACGAGATTGCGAATTATTGTATAGCGATTTCAATGACTTGCCTGAAGAGGCGCAATTGTGCATTGCGAACATGTGCTTCCAACTTGGTCGGCCACGGCTCTCGAAGTTCCGAAAAATGAAGATGGCGGTCGATAATCGAGACTGGGCCGAGGCCAGCCGTCAGATGTTGGACTCGAGGTGGGCTAAACAGACTCCGAATCGGGCGATGCGGCTGGCTCATCGGATTCAGGCGTTGGGTGATACATAAGGTAGAACACACCGCAGTCCTTGCAGTGTAGGTTCGAGACGATGAAGTAGTCTTCCATGCCCTCGGTGTCGTGGTCACCGCCCCAGATCACGTCACCGCCGCAGGCAAAACATTTGATACTCATCTGGATATGTACCCTAATACTTTTTCTGCGGCCTTCCTAGCAGCCACGGCTTCTACGAATGTCTTGTACGTTCCTAGCACTGTGTGCTTACCCGTGTGGTAAATTGATGCTCTCCACCGGCGCTTCTTTTTTATCCAGTCCACACCCATGACACCAGAAGTGTTGTTGCTAGGAAGTTTCCTGTTTCTAGAATTTATTTGTGGCGTGACACACCGAAGGTTCTCGATGTGATTGTTGCACCCATCTCCATCGATGTGGTCGATTACATGCCCTTCAGGGATATCACCATAAACCAACGACCATATGATTCGGTGCTCGTACCACACATATTTTGTTTTTTTGTCGTCACTTGTGTACCGCACTTGACGCCTTGACCACTGACTGTCCCTCAAACTGCCCGCTCTTTTTCCTTTTCGTAAACCTTCCTTCCAGAGTAAGACACCTGCTTCACCGTCATACTCAAAAAGTTTTTCCCACAGCTTCATGAAACCTACCCCACCTCGCCCCAATTACTGCCAAGCTCGGCATCCACGTCGAACGGCACCTTCAAGTCTGGTACACAATTCTTCATGATATCGACAATTTTGTCGGATTGTTCACAAGAGTTCACGCTAAAACACAATTCGTCGTGAACTGTGAGCATCGGCACCAGTCCTTCTTCATAACACGTCACCATCGCCTTCTTAGTCTGGTCCGCGCTCGACCCTTGGATCAGTCGATTTAGTGCCTTGTAGGTAAACGCGCGACGAATCATACCCTTGCCACCATATTCCTTGACAGCTTCTTCGAGAGGCAGCGCACGGTTGTAGCCGAATGCCTTCGGCTCCCACATGTCGAAGCGACACTTGCGTCCAAGCCATGTTCGAATCACGCCCTTGTCCATCGCTTGGTTCATCGCCAGATCGGCCATGCCCTTCACGAACGGCACCTTGTCGTGATACTTGTGCAACAGCCCCTTGGCGTCCTCCTCGGTGATGTCGAGGGTGCCGGCCAGCTTCTTCCGACCCATGCCGTACATGATGCCGAGGTTCACAGTCTTGGCTTCCTTGCGTGACACACCTGCCATGTCCGCCACCATCTGGTGGAAGTCGGCATTGCCTTCGTGGTACATTCGCACCACATCATCAATCTGTGGATCCCGCCGAGCGCCGGTCAGCGTGGCGCAATAGTGTGCCAGCCACCGTGGCTCCTGTGATGCGTAGTCGAAGCTGCCCCACTTCTCTCCATCCTCCGGGATGAAGAGACCCCGGATCATCTTTTTGATTTCGGGGTCACGGGCCGGGATTTGTTGGAGGTTCGGGTTGGACGAAGAAAATCGTCCGGTAACTGTGCCCCCTTCATCTGAACGAAGAGGGTGAAAATCACAATGGATACGACCGTTATGCGAATGTTCAAGAATGGTTTCAATGAATGTCGTGTTGGCCTTGTTAAACTCACGCAGGCGTACAATCTTCTGCGCCACCGGGTGAGTGTGGTTCGCAAGAAATGCTTTTGTAAAGGCTGGCGCATTCGACTTTTCTGTCCTGTTGTAGTTCAACCCAAGGGCGTCGAACGCCTTTGCTATAGATGCAGCGGCCCACGGCTCCACAAGGACGCCGGTCTCTTTCTTTACTTCTTCAAGTAACGCATCCTCTCGGCGCTTCAGTTCCTTCTGCACATCTTGTGCCTTGTCCACATCGACGCGCACACCTTTCGACTTCATGTCGAGCAGCAGTGGAATCAGTGAAGTCTCCAACTCGAAGATGCTGTTGACTTCATCCTTGTCGATGTCGGCCCGCAGGCGATCCCACAGGCGCAGTGTAACAGCGGCGTCCTGCTCCGCATACTTGCCTACGAACGAGGCGTGTAGCTTCCACATCTCTCCCTTCGGATCGACACCATACATCGATGCCGCAGCCTTCAGCATCTTCTCGTTCTTCCATTCACCGAGATACTCACCGGCCAGACTGTTCAAGTTGTAGTAACGACGATTCTCGTTCAGCAGCGGTGCCGCCACCATCGTGTCGATGATCTTGCCCTGCACCTCGATGCCGGCCCAGCGCAGCCAGCCCAGATCGTACATCGCGTTGTGCATAATCTTCTCAATGTGCGGGGTGGCAAGTTGTTTCTTCAACCAGTTGACCACAGTTTTCTCTGGCATGTTGCCGCCACCTTGATGTCGAATCGGAAAGTATCCAACGAAGTCGCCGGCAGCTACCGCAAACCCGATGACATAGCCGTCATCGCGACACCAACCCGGACCCAGGGTCGTCAGGTTCGGGTCACAGGTTTCAAGGTCAATCGCAATCCGCTCACAGTTTGTCAGATCCGGCAGGGATGACGGCGGATACCACTCTTCCTCAATGTCAAACAGATCAGCTTTCATCGTTCGAGATCTCCCCGCCCAGCGCAGCGTAGCCAATAATGTCTACCCACGAATCATCCTTGTGCATGTCCTCGGCAAGCCGAGCCAGCTTCAAACCGACCATCATCGCCGTAACCTCGGTTGGCGTGATCTTGTCCAACAGTTTCTTGCGGAGCAGCACGTTCCAGATTGTAGCAATCCGTTCATGGTTCAGGAGCGCCGGTCCATAGTCCTCGGCCCTCGGTCCATTGATCAGTTCTTCTGCCTGCTTCAGGAAGTGCTCTCTGTTTTTCATAGTTCGAACCTGTGGTTGGAGTGTGACTCGACAAGGTGTAGCTGTTTGCGGGCACGAGTCATACCCACATAGAAGGTTCGAATCTCACCTTCGGTGTCTTCGGCTCTCGTTATGACAGGGCTGGACTCAAGCAGGAGGAGGACGTTGTCTGCCTCCCCACCCTTCGCCTTGTGGATCGTCGAGATCCGTATCCTCGGCTTGCCCGACAAGATAGACTCGCCCATCCGACGTACAGAAGTAATGTAGATCCGCTCCTGCTCCGACACACGGATCACTTCGTACCACGGTGTCTGTGCAGTCGCGGTCAACTCGCACAGGTTCTGTAAATCGGTGAGGTTGTAGGTTGCTTCGGGGTCGAGGTTTGTAAGTTTGCGTCGGCCAGACTTGGTGATGACCGTTGATTGGATAAGTTTGGAGAAGCTCTTCAAGTCCGCCGGGGACACAAACTGATTTTTGCATAGTCGCAACCACACCTCGATTCCGTTTAGAACATTCGGAGAGATGGACCAGCCTGGCCCCTCGCGCCAGAACAGGTAGCCCTGTTCCTTGAGGGTGTTCGCAACCTTGTTCGCGATGTTATTCGTACGGGCAAGAATCAACCATTCGCCAGTTCGTAGGTCCACATCGAGGATATCATGATGCCATACGACGGCACCACCTTCTTCGACCGGAGACCAAACTTTTTGCTGCCGAACAGCTAGTCGTTTTGCCACACTGTCCGCCAGCCCATGCACCTGCGAGGGCAGACGGTAGGATTTATCGAGCACGACCTTGTCGTCTGATGCGGTCAGGAAGTCGTTGACGTTCACGCCCATCCACGAGTAGATGCACTGATCGTCGTCGCCGGCAAAATAGATGCGCTTGGCGCACGGCTTCATCACTTCATGCACCATACGCCACTGGAGTGGCACCAAGTCTTGGGCCTCGTCCACGATCAGCACGTCGAGCAGCGGACAGTTACCCTGCATCACGAACTGTTCGATCATGTCCACGAAATCTACCTTGTCGGTCATCTTCTTGTAGTCCCGGATCACCTGATCCATGACCTTCAGTTGCTGGAAGTGCAGACGATAGTCTGTGTTCTTTTCGTTGAACATCTCCTCCATTGACTTGCCAGTTACCCGAGCAAGCTGGAGGATGCCGTGATACTGATCGCCCTTGGACTGACCTGCCGAGAACAGAATGCCATCGTCCATGCGGACAGAAGCAGACGAGAGCATGGGCAGACCCAACAACTCACCGACCTTGTTGTAGTCAGCGCCCTTCATGACCTTCTGACCACTGAGGCCAAGGTTCTGGAACGCGAAGGAGTGCAGCGTACGGAACCAGATCATCTGCTGTTCGTTGATGCCCAGCTTCTCCGCAGCACGGTCCCGTGCTTCCTGTGCAGCCTTCTTGCTGAAGGACACGAAAGCAATCTTGTCGGGCGCCGTTCCACGGTCCAGTTCCTGCTGGACAATGTTGATCAGCCGTGTGGTCTTGCCCGTGCCTGGGGGTCCGAAGATTGTTGTCGCGGTCAAAACGGAATCTCCTCTCCAACTACATCGATGGCCGGGATCTCGACCTCGTTAGACTTGGCAGGCACCCACCACACGCGCATCGGCATGGTGTCGCCCTTCGTTGTCTTGAACCGCCGCTGACCGTTTGCCTGCCCGCCGTTGTTCAACTCCTTCAGCCGCTCCTGTATTTGACCCCGGCTGTAGCTGTCGAACTTCTGGTTACGCAGGAACTTCATCAACGCTTCGAGCTTGAAGTACGTCAGTCCCTCGTCCTCGTCGGTGTACGGCTTGCCCAGTGCGATCTCTTCTGCCGACTGTGCTTGTACTCGGCCATCACAATACGCCTCGACAAGCTCGTTGAACTGGCCCTTGTATGTCAGTTCATGCGGCACGTCGATGTGGTTCATGTCTTCCATCAGCATGGTGACGATGGTCTGCCAGTCTTGCATCTTCATCATGGGCGGCATGACATGAATCTGTTCCATGCATGCCTTCTGAAACTTCTGTGGTGTTTGCAAGTCGTCGGTTGTCAACTCGACACGACGGCCACCTACATCGCAGAACCAGACCGGCGGCTCGGACTTCACTACACATAGCCCTGTAACGTCCACAGCCATGCTTGTGACGCCGATACCGAACTTCTTGGTCTTACATAGCGTCTTGTTGCAGAAGCTGCGTAGCGGCTCCTGATCGCACGGGAATCCGTAGTCCTTCTTGTCGTGCTGGTTCTGGATCGTGACGATCTCGGACGCCGGCAGCGGTGGATTGGCGAACCGCTGGTTGATTTCTTCGAGTCGTTGTTTCCATGTCTCGGGCTGCTCCTTCTTGCACCCAACCGCAGCGGCAAACATCACCGTGTTGCGGGTGCCCTCGGGAATGCCCTGCCCGAACATACAGTTCAGGCAGGGCGCCCATTCCTTGAACTCGTCTTCGACAACCCCGAAGGTAAGAGCGACGAAAGCCTCCGGAGTGATGGCACGGCTGTCGGCAAGATCAAGGAACTCCTCGAGGGTGGCGGCAGACCCATCCTCAAGGATTGCATGGCGCAGGGTTTGCTCTGCATCGAAGTATGGCAGGTTGATAAAGTTACCAACGTCACCACGCTCGTGCAGAACCTGCTCCTGCTTCGGGAAGATTTCACACCGACCATACCCAACATAGGCGGCGATCTCCGAAGCCTTGTCACGGAACTCCCCTGCGCTCATGAACTCCGTGAAGAAGAAGTATATGTGTGCACCACCAGACTTCGAGCGACAGACCACGGCTGGGACTTCGAGGTCACGCAAGCGCCGATCAATGGCGGCAAGGTCTAGTGGGTATTCGTCAATGTCGAGAACACCGAACTTACACTTGTTGTCCTCGTTAATCGGTATGGAACCAACCCCCTTCACACCATTCAGGTGCGACCGGATAAGTTCGAGTGTAATTGGAGTGCGGACTGTGCGGGACTGTGCCTTCTGTTTCCCGGCGCGGCGCTCCTCTGAAATAATCGTCTGTCCATGTGCCGATTTGAAACCCTCAAACGCGGCCATGAACCTTTCGTCCAAGTTCATAGCTGTCCCCTCTAGTTGGGTTAGGGCAGGGGGTAAGTGCCTCGTTATCTAACACCGTAAAGACCCAGATTGCAGGTCACCCAAATGGTCGATGTCCATAGCCGTAATCAAGACACTCTTGGGGTACGCCTCCCCCTGTCAGGCGCGAGTTACCGACTACGTTAGAAGGGTATCTCTTCGTCATCTTGACGAGACGACGAAGCCGAGTTCATCTCTTCGGCAGTTCCGGCGGACGTTTTGATCTCGCCCTTGCGGAACATTTCGTAGAGACCCTTACACTCCTGCACCGCTGCCGACGGCACACTCTGGATGTCAAGCTGGGAGATCGAATAGTTGAACCACGAACCCTTGTCGTTGCTCTCCTGCACAGTCTTCAGCTTCCACACCGTAGCCCACATGGGCGGAGTGAACAGACCCTTCTCCGGGTGCATCAGCTTCATACCCGCACGGCGGGTGTTCCACTGCTTGGCAACCTTCATCTGGGTCTTCTTCATATCGAGAATCATCTGCTGGGTTACACCGTTCTCGTCGATAGCCACGACCAAGAACTGAGCAGCACGGACCAACTCGTTACCCGACGGCAGGATTTCATTGGCATTTATCCGCTGTGCCTGACGAATGTCAGGGTTGTTCGGATCGATCTCACCAAGGAAGCCACCACCAGACTCACGCAGTTGGAACTCCAGGAACTTCATCTCGTAGGCGCACGGGATAATCGTCACGCCTTCGTCGCCTTCCCAAAACTGCCCAGTCACAGTGTTGAAGATGTCACCGGCAGACGCACCCTTGATGAACTTCGAGTCCGTCTTGATCAGTTGCGGGGAGAGCGGCTGCAAGATCCGCATAAACGGAATCTGCATATCCTCGGAGGTAATATTCTCCATCCCCTGACCTGCACCAGCGTACAGATCGTCCATGAGATTGGCGGGTAGCGACTCCGCCTTTTTCGCTACAGCTTGCTTTTCAGCCATCGTTCTACGTCCTCGTAATTTTAGCTTCAGTTCCTACAAACACACCGAACTGGTCGAAGTCGATATCCTGACCCGACTCAATGCGGTTACGGACCCATGCCTTCAGCGTCTGCGGATGGACATGGGTTTTTTGCGCGGGATCCAGACCATACTGTTGGCGCAAGTCTTCGACCACAGCGCCGGCCATGTTGTCCTGCCCTGTGTTGAATGACACGGTGACATCGTGCTTGATGATGTCGCCTTCGCCGATGGAACGGAGCCACGCAAACGCTTCGTCCCGCCTGTCATCTGGGATGCGGGCATGGACAAACTGACGAAGGGTGATCTTGTGCCCTTCGACCGTGACAGATTCCATACCCATCTCTTCCATGAGAGCGGGGATGTCCTCTTCATTCACCTTGCGTTTCTTGAATTTAAGATCCTTGAGGTACTTCTCGGCTTGCGAGATCTCCTCGTCGATCTTTAGGGAATCGCGGATGAGATTGGAAAGGCGGGAACCTTTCGTCTCATCCACATTGTCGAACTTCTGGGCATCGACTGCCTCGTCAAAAAGCGAAAACACATCGCTCATGCTTCTTCTCCTTACGTTAAAGTTTAAGCCCTTCGGCTGTCGTGCGGCGGCGGATCATGGTAGCGACTCGCCGCCGCTGGAGGGTGATACAGGAACCACGGTTCACGATCAACCCAATTTCACACCTTCGGATTCGAAAAATCTTTTCAGGATGAAGGTAACCTGTTTGCTGACACTGCGGTCATTTTGGTCAGCCATATCTTTCAAGACCTTGTACAAGTCAATCGGGACAGCGACCGTTCTCCACCTATTCAAATCCACCTGTTTACTCCTTGGTGTGTATCTGTTAACGTGACTCACAATAAATGATAAAGACGGGGAGTCAATACAATTATGCGACCTTCACAAAAAAATCGAGACGGTCAGCGATCAGAGTTGCTGGCAGCGGAGTGGTTGTTGTCCCAAGACTGCTACGTCTACCAGCCGGTGATGGCACAGGGGCCAGTGGACCTCGTTGCTATCTCGCCGAACGGGAAAACACACTTGTTCGACGTAAAAACACATGCGTTTCGTTCATCCGGCACATCAATCGCTCGTAACCTGACAGACGTGCAGCGCAAGCTGGGTGTGCGTCTGTTGTATGTTGACCTCGAGACGGGTGCCGTTGGCTTGTACACACATCAACTCGCCAACGATCCAGTGTCCACGAACAAGGCGCAGAACCGCCACTTCAAGGGGAAGAAAGCTCTAACCATTTCCGAGCTTCTTCACCCAGAGCCTTCGCCGACAGATCGATCTTGTCCCGAAGAGCACGAACAATCCGCTGATCAATCGAACCCGGAGTGATCAGATCAACATAGGTGACTCGGTTGTTCTGCCCGATCCGGTGACAGCGGTCCTCGGACTGCATCCGAGTCGCCAAGTCGAAGTCGTTGGCATAGTAGATCACGTTCGTTGCAGCCGTCAGCGTCAACCCGAAGCCTGCGGTTTGCGGGTTCGCCACGAAGAACCTGGCGTCTCCGAACTGAAAGTCCTTGATCGCCTGCTGGCGTTGTTCATCGGTGGTGTCCCCAAAATATGTGACCACGGACCCCGGCCCATGAATCCGTCGCAGTTCGTCTGCAATCTTCTTGATGTCGTAGCGGAAGCGCGACCAGATGATGACCTTGCCGGTCATCTCCTCGATGGTCTCCTTCAACGCATCGAGCCGCTTGGTCGGGAACTCGATCAGGTCACCGTCGTCCGTTTTGATGTGGCCGCACAGCACCTGCTGCAACCGCAGCAGTTGTGTGATCACAGCCGGCGCCGTCACCAGATCGCCGTTGTCGAACATGGCGATGGCCTGCTTCTTCAATGTCATGTAGTGCTGTCGCTGCTCGTCGGTCACGCCCACCTCTCGGGTGGTGTATACCTTGTCCGGTAAATCGAGCGCCTCTTCCTTGGTGACTCGATACGAAAACATATCGAGCTTAGTCGATAGCTCGTCGAGATTCCGATAGCCGACAATCTGCAAGAAACTGTGTGCGCCCATGCGCTGTGTCTTGGTGATCGCGTACCGCCCTTGAAACGAGTAGTACGATGCGAAGCCGAGCAGCTTCTTATCCATGAATCCGCACTGTGCATACAGATCCATCGGCGACTTCGTCACCGGAGATCCTGTCAGGATTCTTTTGTATGCAGCCTTGTCACCGAAGAGCGCCAGCGTTTTAGTGCGTTTGGCTTTGGGATTCTTGATTGTAGTGGACTCATCAACAGCAAGTAGGAAAGTGCTGCCCTGTGTGAACGCGCCCACAAATGCGGGCAGCTTTTTAGACGCAAACCCTTCCACGTTTGCCAGAAGGATGCGGAGGACGCCACGCTCTTGAATGCCAGACTTGAGACGTTCGGCTTGTGACTTGTTGGGACTCGGATTCCATACATAAATCTCATGCGGAATGTCGGTCGGAAAGTGGGTGGGAATCTCCGACGTTTCCCAGTTGCGGTAAACACCTTTCGGCGCAACAATAACCGCCGTGTCAATGCGGCCCTGCTCGTAGAGCCAGACCACGTTGTCAATAAGTACCTTCGACTTGCCACACCCCATCTCCATAAAATATGCGTAGTTGTGTTTGTCGTACGAGCGTTCCAGAGCCTCACGCTGGTGTGCGTAAGGCTCCGTACGGTAGTTAAATTTCGCCATCATGGACGCCCTGATCTAGGATCGCCTTCTTGGCAACCTCCAGATAGAACAGGATGTCGGCGACATCCTCTTGTGTCGTCATCATCTTGATGGCACCAGTCTCCTTGTCAGACCCCAAGATGACAACGTCATCCAGATGCCTGCCTGCAATGTCACACAACACCTCGACCGCAGAGGAATCGATCTTGTCGATCTTGGGTTGTTCTTTCGAGAAATAGATAATGTTGTCCTTAGTCATTGGCGCACTCTCCTTGGCAGCAATCATCGATCACGCTACCACAGACAGAACATTGACTGTGGCCGTGAACTTCTACAATAGAAGCAAGAGGTGTGCCACACCGAACGCAGGCATCGTTCATTTCGTTTCGATGGATGCCCTCCAGTATCCTGCTGCGCTTGTCCATCACCACATGGTGACGACGAATGCCCTGCCAATTTGGATCACGTTGTTTCACAGTCTCTCCCCTTCCACCTTCACGCACACTCCGTGCGCGATGACGGAGTTGGGCGGGAAGTTTGTATTCATGTAGTTGAACATCTCGTGGATGCGTTCTTCGCATTCTTGTTCTGTCTGGTACGGGCCTCGTTCATCCTCGATGTGCCCGCAGCGGGGTGGCCCCATGATCTGCACACAAAAATTCAGGATGACCAAGAACGCCGTTTCCATGTCACCCTCGCAAGATTCTCTGCCACGCTTCCATGACTTCGTCTGCCCGGCCCGGCCCATAATCGTCGGGCCATTCGTGAATCTTGTCCAGCATCTCGCTAACGCACCAGTCGATCACCTGAACGGCGGTGCTCCACTCCATGCTCTTGGTTTCGGATGCCTCCGGCATCAAATGTGTCTCGTTCATTGACATCTCCTTGCCGTGCCATTGTTGATGGTAACTGACAATCGGTTCTAACACAAGATCGCTCACTGTAATGACCCAGCATTGCTGATAACGTCGTCAATATCGACCAACGGTGTACAACTAGGGGGTTGACTTACACCGTTGATCTGTAATCCACAACATCGGCACACGGTCGCCGGTCCAGGGTCCAAGGCTGTCTGGCATTTCGGGCACAGGCCCATGTCCAGACGCTGCTGCATCGTGCCGTCACCTTCTTCAATCGTCACTGTCATCTCCCTCGTACTCCACTCGGATACACAGCGCCTCTTGGTTGATAGGCATGCGCTCCCAAAATATTTGAGTCGCTGCTACATGACACTCGGCTATAGTATCGTAGCCGCCGAGGGATTTGGTGTCGAACGAATCGACACCATACCCTGTCACTAACAACAGAACCCAGACGATCTTCACTGCATCGTCTCCTTCGGCTTCTCGGGTTTATCCTGCCCCTCGTCGGGCATCCAGTGGGTTACGTCGCCGGTCAGGAATCCGTAGTCGCAGGAGAACATATGCATCCCCTTCCACTCCTTACCGTCCTCGTCCACCCAATACCCATCGAAAGTCCCACGATGCCTGCCCACAGGCTGGAAGTAGTACCAGACCTTCTGGCCCTCTTCCGGCATCGCGTCTTCGACAGAAATCCAATCAGTCATCGTCGTCCTCCTCTGAAACTTCTTCGGCAAACATCCAGTCTGCCCAATACGCGCCGGTCTTCTGCGGCGGCTTGAAATGGAACTCCTTGTGCAGTTCATGGATGATCTCTTCCATCCTCCGCAGGTCGGAAATCCACAGGTCGTTGCACTCCTCGACCGTGTTCTTAATCCGCTTCAGATCGTTGTGGATCTTCAGCATCATCACCCTCATGTCGCGCGTCACGCGCTTATCATATACGCTCACCTAGAATCTCCCTTCTGTAGGTTTCGTCTTCATAGGCACACTCGTCGCAACGAATGTCCCCGAAAAATGACGTGTGCTCCCAGCAGATATGTCCACACCAGTCACACTCGACACCTTGGTAGTCGTCCTCGATCTTCTTGGACTCCTCTTCGTAACTATCCATCGGTCTCCTCCTTCCGGATGTTGTCCAAGAACATGTTCTCGCGGTGCCACTTCAAGTATCCACGGCGCCGCTCTCCAGTATTGCCCTTCAACAGATGGGCAATAGACACATGATGCGAGATTCCAAACCGCCGTAACTCGTCGCCGGTCATGTGAAGACTCCGCATCAACTTGCCGTCATCGGCAAACGTGATCCACGCAGCGCGGCCCTTCCAGCCGTTGAATCCTTGTGGGCACAGACCGTCGAACAATTCGTTCGCTGCCAGCGACAGCATTAGTATGTTTGCGTCGTCTGCCTTTTGCCAGTCGAACTCACATGCACTATCCGCCCTAATGTGTGACACGCGCAAAAACTGTGGTCTGTCTATGCCGGTCACAGGACACACCGGGTTTTTCGCAAGCATCCGTTTGCGTAGCTGACTCATAGGGTAGGGCCGAGTCGTCACCACCCGCTGACGACTCTCGGTAATCTTTACCGGCGTCAGCTTGTTGTCATTCACTGGTGGCGTCGAGTCCGCAGCCTTCGGCTTGTAATCTTCCGGCACCGCAAGAATGTGCGTAAACGTATCGGTCTGACCGTTTCGCCACATGCCGCTCCATTGCGAGGTGGACTTCGCGATCACTCGCATGGTAACCGGCGCAAGAAAAATCCTCGAGCCAACGCGCGGAGCTTCCCCTGTCAAACCATAGGTGTTGTTGCGCTGCTTGCCGCTCGACCCAGCCCTGTGCCGTTTAGCCGAACGATGTTTCTGGAAAGACCACACAACGTAGGGTTCCTGTGGTTCCCAAGTCTTTCGGTTCTTGGGCATGTTTGACTCGAACTCGCGGATCGCATCGATGTGGTCATCCACATTCTGTGCTCTAGTGTATTTTGCCATCAAAATCTGGGGACGTACTCGACCCCCTCCCTGTGCAGCCGCTTGACGTACATGTACCGCCGCCAAGCCGCATCGATTTCCTCCTGCGGTGCCTCGTCAAA